TACTATTAGCATCGAATTATTAGAGCGCGGATATGGTGATGGTAACTTCTTTAGTGAGCTTACTAATCAGCTGCAAAACGCTTACCTAAAAACTATTGATACAACAGTAAATGCGGCTCTAGTAACAGCGGGAACAGTTGCTACAACTGCACAAGCTGCTACATCAGCAGGCATTATTGGCTTTACATCAGAAGCTGCACGCCTTGTTTATGAGGCAACAGGTTACTTCGCTAATAATTACATCGCTAATGGATCACAATGGCAGCTACTTCTCGGCGCTTCAGATACCACTGGTCGCCCAATTTATACTGCATCAAATCCGATGAATAATGCGGGAAATGTTTTCAGTAACAGTATCCGTGGAAATGTTCTTGGATTAGATCTCTATGTAGATAAGAACTTTGCAGCTACTACAACAGTAGATGATTCAGCAATTATTCTTGCACCTGAGGCTTTCACTGTTTACCAATCACCTCAGGCTTACATGTCTGTAAATGTTGTATCTAATTTGCAAGTACAGGTTGCAATTTACGGTTATATGGCAACTATTGCAAAAATGCCTAAGGGAATTATCCGTTACAACTTTACCTAATATCACACACTAAATAGTTGGTGGGGCATTAGCCCTTTGCCCCACCAACCTAGTTGAAAGGATCCACAGTGCCAGCCTCATACGTAACAGCCGCAACACTTAAAGCATCATTAGGTGTTGGTACTTTGTATGACTCTTACACATGGATTGAAGATACTTGCCAAACAGCCGAAGATTTAATCAATGGCTTTTTGTGGTTTGACTCTGCTCCTGTTGTAGCTACTTCATTGACATCTAATGTTGCAAGCGTTGTAGTCGCTAATCCTGGGATTTTTACAGTAGGAGAATCAGTCACAATTAGCGGGGCGGGTGCCACATATAACGGCACGTACACAATTACCGGCACAATCCCCTGGACTACTGGCACCACCACAAGCCTTAATACGACTTATTACTACCAACTTATGAGCCAATACCCTAACGGCTTAAGCCTTATTCAATATAGTAAAACTGCGGCAAATACTAATTTTAGAAAAGTGTTTCCTTACGGCAGAGCCTTAGGTGACGATACTAAAACAGTCACTTACGCTAATACTCCAGCTATTAATGCCGCAGCTCTTATGCTCGCTGAAAATATATGGACTTCTCGCTTTAGTACACAAAACGGCGGCACTAGCGTGGATGGATACAGTCCATCGCCATTTAAAATGTCGAACACACTCATGGCATCAATCCGGGGGCTCCTTGCACCCTGGCTTAGCCCTTCGGCGATGGTCGGCTAATGGCAACGGCACTTACTACCCTTCGCGGCACACTAGCTACAGCCCTTACAAACGTGGGTGTGTGGTCAGTCTTTAGTTATCCGCCAAGCAATATATTAGCTAACAGTGTGATCATTGTTCCCGCTGATCCTTACCTTGTGCCAAGTAATAACTCTTACAACACCATCGCTCCCCTGGCATCTTTTAAGGTGATTATGGTGGTGGCGATGTTTGATAACAATGGCAATTTAGCCGGCATAGAAGATTACATAGTTGCAGTCTTTAACAAACTAGCAGCATCATCTATCACATTTAATGTTACCTCTGTTAGCGCACCCAGCATTTTAAGTGTAGCCAGCGGTGATTTATTGCAGTCCGAACTTACAATCTCAACACTTACCACTTGGAGCTGACATGTCATATACCGAAGAAGATATAGCTTTTCTGATCAAAGTTGGTCAGATAACTGAAGCACCGAAGAAAGAAACGAAAGCACCAGCCGCACCTATCGAGAAAACAGAGGAATAAAAATTGGCAATATATTTAAATAATAACGTTGTGGTGACTCTCAATAGTATCGCGCTCAGCGATCACTGCTCAAGTGCCACAATCAATAGAACATTTGACGAACTTGAGGTCACAAGTTTTGGAGATTCCGCACACAAATTTGTAAAAGGTTTGGAAGCTAGCACAATTTCACTTGACTTCTTTAGCGATACAGCGGCCGCAAATGTAAACGCAACTCTTCAAGCTGCATGGGGTACAACAGTGCCACTTACATTAAAGGCTACAAGCGCTGCAACTTCAGCAACAAACCCATTATTTTCGACAACTATCTTGGTGAACAACACCACTGATATTAACGGCGCTGTTGGCGATATTGCTACACAGTCAATTACATTTACTTGTAACTCACCAATCGTAATCACAACTAGCTGATAAAAAACAAAGGGGCAAACAATGGCAAGACTCAAAATAACAAGGGCCGATGGCAGTGTAAGTGAACACCAAATTACACCGCGTATCGAGTACGCCTTTGAGCTTTACGCTAAAAAAGGATTTATGAAATGTTTTAGGGATGAAGAAATGCAGACTCATCTCTATTGGCTTTCTCATGAGTGCCTTCGCGCAAGCGGAGAAACTGTTCCTGTTTTCGGCCCTGAATTCTTAGATGGATTGAGTAAGGTCGAAGTTATGGATGATCTCCCTTCGCAATAGTGGGGCGGGGAAGTTTCGGATATTTGGTAGCTCAATTAGCTATTGAAACCCACATCCCGCCCCAGTATTTGTTGGATTTAGATATAGAGATGTTTAGAAACTTATTAGCTGTATTAAACGATCGAGCAAAGGAAGCGCAAAATGCCAGTAGAGGTCAGCGGCGTACTCGACACCATTAAGGCTATGAGGCGTTTTGATCCTGACCTATTGGCTCAAATGAATACAGAGATCCGTGGGATTATGATTCCCCTGCGGGATAAGGCTCGCGCTTATGCTCCTAGCCCTCAGCCTGACAATCTTTATAACTGGGCTGAAGATAGCCCAGGTAAAACTATTACAGCTCGTAACTCTATGTTCAGAACTTTTAACACAGAGGGCAGAGTAAGGCTATTCCCTTTGTATGACCATGCCACGGTGGTAAAAGGGATTAAGTATTCACAGGCTCCTAGTAAGCGAAACAAACAAGGCTTTAGAGCTTTGTACTACATCTACAACGCTTCGGCTGCCGGTGCCATTTATGAAACAGCCGGGCGCGCAAAGGTGCCGTCTAAGAAAAAATATAGATCAAATAACCCAGGCGCCGGTAAACACTTTGTTAGCCGGATGGGCCCTCTATACGGTGAAAAAGAAAAAGGCCGCATGATCTATAGAGCAGGCTATGAGTCGCAGGGCAAGATACAAGATGCAGTGATTAAAGCTGTAAGCAAAAACATCGCAGCCTTTAATGCTGGCACTTCATTTAATAAATCCTCTTATGTATTGGCCGCATGATGGCAGTGCTACCTAATCTTAAATTTAACGTAATATCTGAGTATGTTGGTAAAGGCTTAACCTCTGCTCGTAAAGATATTAACGGCTTTACAAAGACTCTTAACAAACTAGGCGCTGCCGTTGGTATTGCTTTCTCTGTCCAACAGGTAGTCCAATTTGGTAAAGCATCGGTGAGAGCCTTCTCTAACTCTCAGCGTGAGGCAGTACTGCTTAATAACAGTTTAAAGAATTTAGGCTTATCCTTTGCCAGCCCTGCTATTACAAATTACATAAAAGAGATTGGCAGGCTTTACGGCGTAACAGGTGGCGAAGCCGTACCTGCTATGCAATCCCTGCTTAGTGCAACAGGCTCGGTTACTAAGTCACAAGAACTAATGAATACCGCGCTGAACATTTCAGCCGATACCGGCATTAGCATCACAGAAACCGCTAAAGGATTGAGCCAGGCTTACCTGGGTAATCGCAAGGCGCTTAATCAATACAACACAGGATTGACAAAGGCAGAACTGCAATCTAAATCCTTTGATGAAATTTTGACCATAATTGACAAGCGCATGGAAGGATCAGCGGCAGCGGCGGCTGGAACATTTTCGGGGCAGATGCTTGTACTCGCAGAAAACGCTACACAGGCTAAAGAGGTTATCGGCAAAGGCCTTATTGATGCTTTAAAAATCTTATCAGGAGATAAAACTACTCAGGATCTTGCAGACTCAATGGCTGAGGCTGCCAATAACACTGCCCGGTTTACACGCGAAACCGCGAAGCTAATTAAGACAATCACTGCACCTTTAGATTTTGCAGCCGGATCTCTAGCGGCCTTTATTGAAGGTACACAGAAGTACGCAGATTTACTGGTAACAGGTGATCCATCCGGCTTTTTTAAGAAACCTGCCACATCTCAACCTAAAACAAAATTAATACCGCAGCTTAGCCCGAGTGAGCGCCGTCAATCCGCACAAGCGGCAGCCGATGCAGCCAAGCGAGCCAAACAATTATTAGCCTATGAAAAGGCTCGATTAGATACAGCTAGAAAAATAGCCGCCGAAAATGCCAAAAAACTTGCATTGGAGAAAGCCTCAGCTTTCCTTAACAAAGCTAATCAAATCTTTGACATGGATCGTATTCAGTTAGCGGCTGCGGCCATGAATAAACAAACTGAAGAAGATCGTGTACGCATCCGGCTTAAGACCGAGATTATGGATCTCGAAGAGGCTATCGCAGAAGGTAACGTACAAGGCGCGGCCAAGTTTGCAGCCATGATTACCCAGGATGCAGCTCTGCTTGGTGTCTTGCGTGGCGCTGCCTTCTCGCTCAATGACATACCTAACCCCTTTGCAGAGTGGCTTGCTACCTTAAACGCAGCCTTAGCGGCTCTATTAGCCCTGGCCAATATCAAACCTCCTGCTACCTCTATAGGAAGTCCTAATAACAATTATGTAGGCGGCGCTTATCTTGGCCCTGACATGTATCAATCAACCCTTACTGGCCAGGCGCTTGTAAACAAACTTAATAAAAACGATGCCTTTGCCACAATGGCTAAAGGCGGCATTGTTACTGATCCAACTATGGCTCTTATTGGAGAAGCTGGCCCTGAAGCTGTTATACCTCTAAGCAATATGGGCGGCATGGGTAGCACCTATGTAACAGTTAATGTTTCAGGATCAGTCACAACAGAGCGCGATCTAGTTGATGCAATAACTCAAGGCATCTATAACAATCAAGCCTCAGGCATCCCTATCAATTATTCAACGGTGTATTAAATGGCAGTATTACCAGCTACCCCGATAGTGAAACTCAATCTGACCCAAGGCGCTAGTTTTGGCACCGTTTTAGTACTTGGCACCGGGCAGCTAGGTTTTGCAGAGCTTGGCACTGTTGTACCTGACATCGTTGATGTATCGGCAGATGTACTAAAGATTTCTACGCGCCGCAGCCGTAACGTATTGCAAGACAAATACCTCAGTGCTACTGCAACTGTGCGAATCAACGACCCTCTAGGTTATTTTGACCCCCAAAATACTAGCTCACCTTACTATCCTGATATTCAACCTTTACGTAAAATACAAATACAAGCTAATTTTAATGGCACTTTGTATCCAATCTTCGCTGGTTACATTACAGAATTCCTTTACACCTACCCGCAAAATGCGGTGA